CAAGAAAACCTTTTGAACCTGTGGGCACAGGTAATACTGCCATCAATATTAACATTGAACCTGAGTTAGGATAAATATAAATGATAATGCCACAAACCATGAAAACATATAAAGAGTTCATGCAAGAGAGCAGTCTCTCTCGTATAAAAAGTAAATCTGATAAGGGTGGCATAGCTGCTTTGTCTGCATCTAGGGGTGAAAAATCAGCAAAGGAAAATCGTGCTAGAGCAAAACAATTAGACAAAGATATTCGTGGTAGAGGTTTAGGTGGTGCTACAAAAGTTACTGGTTCATATATGGAGAAAGATAAAAAAACTGGTGAAGAGAAGAAAGTGAAGGAAAGAAGTCACATTGTTACTTCTGGAAAGATGGGCAAGAGAAAGTTTAAGAAGACAGTAAAGGCACTTGGTAAGAAATATGGTCAGGATTCAGTATTGACACAAACTAAAAAAACTGGTACACTATCAGCAACGCGCAAAGGTGGATTAGGCAAAAAACCAAAAGATAAAAGACCTTTAGGATCAACTAAAAGGCAGACTGTTGGTACATTTAAACCACAAGGTGAGAACCCATATGGGCAATCTCAAATCAAAGGAAAAACTTTTGCATACAACAAATGACAAACAAATTTTATGATGACTCCAATTGGAGAGAAGAATACAAAGGTTGGACAACCAACAAAAGATATCTTGAACTATTAGAGAATGGTCCTGAGCAACTATCTCAAGCATGGATTCTAGGTGCTTTGTATAGTGACTGGAAGAAAAGAAAAGGATATAATAAGTATGATCCCAAAGAGAATACAGGGCAGTGTCAATCATCATTTAAAGATTGGGAATCTAAAATAAAGAATGGATAAAAAATATAATGAAAGAATCACTATGATTCATACCTTATTAGGTAATAAGTGTGCTGTTTGTGGAACAACTGTAGGACCTTTTGAAATAGATCATGAAAATCCTCTAGATAAATCTTTTGATATATCAAACTGTTATTCATATAAGTTATCAAAATTAGTAGAAGAATCTAAAAAGTGTCAGTTACTTTGTAAACCTTGTCATAAAGAAAAAACTAAAAAAGATCAAAAAGTCATATCTTACAAAAAGAGTCAGTTTATTAAAGATACATGTAACTTTAATCCTTTAACACGAGAATGGGATTATTCTATGTGCATAGATACAGCCAAAAAAGATGGTAGAGAGTATGTTAAATATATGGAAGAATTAGCAGAGATAAAGGGTATTACATTTTATGATCAGATATGGGAATTTTATTTTGAGGTTGAGGATGCATTACTTTATGATTATCTCAAACGAAAAAATAAAAAAAGATTTGAAGAATATTGTAATGATTTAGAAAAGAAAGATAGTGAAAGGTATGAGAAAATAAAAAAAATGGGAGAATCTGTAGAAAGATGGACTAATGAAATTAAAGAGAAAAAAAGTTCACCTACGATTTCTACACAGAAACTTTTTCTAAACATGAGGTATGATGATGAATAAAAAATTTATCTTTGATGTTGATGGGACACTAACTCCCAGTAGACAAGAAATTGATCCTGATTTTGAAAAGTATATGATAGAGTTCTCTAATGAGAATGATGTGTATCTAGTCACAGGAAGTAATAGAGAAAAAACAATAGAACAAGTTGGAGATACTTTGTTTCACACAGCAAAGAGAGTTTATAATTGTTCTGGTAGTGATGTGTATGAAGGAGATCTCAATGTTTACAGAGATGAATGGGATGTACCAGAGGATGTGGAAGAATTTTTGATGGATGAATTACATCATAGTAAGTTTCCAGTGAGAACTGGAACTCATGTAGAGAAAAGACCTGGTGGAATTAATTTTAGTATATTAGGTAGAGGACAAGGTGTTGTATTAGAAGAGAGAGATGAGTATGTAAAATGGGATAGAACTCATCATGAAAGAAAAAATTTAGCAATCAAAATTAAAAATAGATTTCCTGATTTAGAAGTTCAAGTTGGTGGACAAACTGGTTTAGATATATCACCATTAGGAAGAAATAAAAGTCAGATATTAAGAGATTTTAGTAAAGATGATTTCATATATTTCTATGGAGATATGATGAATGAAGGACAGAATGATTTTCCTTTGGCAGATGCAATACGTAAAAAAGAATTAGGATTTACATATCATGTTCATAGCTTCCAACATACATGGGATATATTAAGTCTTACAAAATCCAGATAAAAAAGTGGCACACAAAGTATAGATAATAGCATACATAGGATTATAATAAGGGTATGAAAACAGGATTTTATTATGACTGCACCCTTTGAGATTAAAATGACAGAGAAACAAGCATTTGATGGTTTAAAAGAAAACTATGGCACAGAGTTTACTGCTGCTGATGTCAGAGCATTTTGTGCTATGAATGACATTGCTTATGCTACTGTCACAAAAAAAATCAAGCAATATAAAGTTGGTAAGGGTAAGTGGAATCTTAAGGTAACTAAGAAGGCAGTTAAGAGTATAGAGAATTCATATCAAGCACCTGCAGTTGAACCACAGTCAGAACATAATCTAGTTCCAGAAGTTGATAATACATTTGTCAAGTTTGGTTCTTTCAATGATGTAAAGAAAATAATCTCCTCTAAAATATTCTATCCTACTTTCATTACTGGTCTATCAGGTAATGGTAAGACATTTGGTGTAGAGCAAGCATGTGCACAGTTGAATAGAGAACTTATTAGAGTAAACATTACTATTGAAACAGATGAAGATGATCTCATTGGTGGGTTCCGCCTTGTTAATGGTGCCACAGTATGGCACAATGGACCAGTTATTGAAGCTCTCAACAGAGGAGCTATCTTGCTCCTTGATGAGATTGACCTTGCCAGTAACAAAATCCTCTGCCTCCAGTCAATATTGGAAGGTAAAGGAGTTTTCCTTAAGAAAATTGGTAAGTTCATCAAACCAGCAACAGGATTCAACATCATTGCAACAGCAAACACTAAAGGTAAGGGTTCAGAAGATGGACGTTTCATTGGAACTAACGTGCTTAATGAAGCCTTCCTTGAAAGATTCCCAGTAACCTTTGAGCAAAGTTATCCTTCACCATCTATTGAGAACAAGATACTAACAGCAGTTGCTAAGAATCTTGGTGTTAAGGATGCTGATTTTTGCAAGAGACTTGTTGATTGGGGTGACATCATTCGTAAGACATTCTATGATGGTGGTGTTGAGGATATCATCAGCACAAGAAGATTAGTTCATATAATTAATGCTTATTCTATATTCAAGAATAAAGCAAAAGCAATTCAAGTTTGTGTGAATAGATTTGATGATGAAACAAAGCAATCATTCTTAGAGTTGTATGACAAAGTTGATGCTGATTTTGAATTGCCAGTTGACTCAGAAATAGATTCTTGATATACTGATATGGTATAAAGAATATTATGTCTAAAGATTTAGATTGGATTGAAAAGAGTGGTGGTTTTGAATGGACTCCTGGTTCACCTTGGCCACCAGAGGTTGAACACTCTGATTATTATTATGATTACACTAGAAATGATCCAGACAGAAAAAACCCATTCACTGATCCAGAGGATAGAGAGAGGGCATTCAAAGTGACAACAGAAACACCTTGGATATATGAATCACCTGATGGTGGTAAAACTGTAACAAGAAGAAAACCACATTCTTTAGAAAAAGAAGTTATTCAAAAACCAAATGATACTTTGAAGTATCAAGAGGATAAGAGTCTAAATGATCTTACAGATTATGTTAATACAACATATGAAGGACATTACACATCTGATCAAGGAGATAATGTTCAAACACTTGA